CAAAGGCGGTGTCCCAGTCGTTATTGCTGATGGTTACCACCGCATATCAGCAGCCTTCTGGACCAACCCCAGTGTGGACGTAAGCGCATATATTGCACGCCCGTAATGCGGAAGACACCATATAGACCAGGCCGAAATAACAAGCCAGGTCATCCCGTATATAGCGACCCCAGATATAGGGCAGCACGCACGCAACTGAAAAAGACCGACTGGGTATGCCACGCCTGCGGATACGACATCGACATGCAGCTCAGCTACCCGCACCCACTGTCATGGTCAGCCGACCACATCATCCCCAAGTCGAAGCTGACAGCAGACGACAACAGGCTATGGCACATCAGCAACCTGCAAGCCATGCACCTAGTACACAACCAAGCACGCGGAGACAAGCAGCCACCAGCGCTGCCCCCCGCCCCACTGCAGTGGTGACACCACACACGCCACCAGTGCCACCCACGGCGCACGAACACCAGGGCAAGGCACTCATGCCACACCCACCCGGCACACGCGGACACAGGCGGGCACGGGGTGTGGCCTCCAAACTCAGGGAACTCACAGGTTGAATGACCCGCCAGCAGAAAAAAACTCTCTCTAACGTTTTTCCCAAATCGTTGTTGGGTTCCTACTAAGGATTTGAGACTATGGCGAAGTTGCGAGCAGTGGGCGCTGATGAAGTTCCCGAGCCGACCGCGCAGAAGTCTGTGACGGCGGCGGCGGCGGCGGGGTCGCGTCGTGAGTTGCTGGTTTCGGTGCGTGATCGTGTTGCGATCGCGGTTGAGGATGCGAGCACGCCGGCGCGGGATTTGGCAGCGTTGACTCGTCGTTTGATGGAGATCGCAAGGGACATCGAGGCTATCGATGTGAAGGAATCGGGTGAGTCGCAGAGCGCTGAGGTAACTGATGAGGACTTCGACGCCGAAGCTATCTGAGGTTGCTCGTCATATTGTCATCCCTCATGGGATTGTGACGACGGCGTGGCCGCGGGTGGTTGCTCAGTGCGCCAAGATGGGCGTCACGTTTGATCTTTGGCAGCACGGCATTGGGTCGATTGCTTTGGGTAAGCGTGCCGATGGGAAGTATGCGGCAACGGTGGGCGGCATTGTTCTGTCTATCCCGCGGCAGGTTGGTAAGACGTTCCTGGTCGGGATGATCGTCATCGCGCTGTGTATCCTCCATCCGGGGCTGACTGTGCTCTGGTCTGCCCACCGGACACGGACGGCGACTAAAACTTTCGGCTCGCTGAAGGGCATGACTTCTCGGAAGAAGATCAAGCAGTTCATGCTTGAGCCTCGCAACTCGAATGGTGAGCAGGAGATCCGGTTTCGTAACGGTTCGGTGATCATGTTCGGTGCTCGAGAGCAGGGCTTCGGCCGCGGTTTCGATGAGGTTGATGTCGAAGTTTTCGATGAGGGGCAGATTCTTTCGGAGAAGGCGCTTGAGGATATGGTGCCGGCTGCGAACCAGTCGCGCCAACCGTCTGGGGCGTTGCTGTTTTTTATGGGAACCCCGCCGCGTCCGAGTGATCCGGGTAAGGAGTTCACTAACCGGCGCGTGAAGGCGTTGTCGGGTAAGGCTCCGAACATTTTCTATGTCGAGTTTTCGGCGGATGAGGATGCTGAGCCTGATGATCGGAAGCAGTGGGCGAAGGCCAATCCGTCGTTTCCGTTGCGCACTCCGATCGAGTCGATGGAGCGGATGCGGGAGCAGCTGACCGATGAGGATTCGTTCCGTCGTGAGGCGCTGGGAATCTGGGACCCGATCATCGCTGACGGGGCGGTCATCCCGTCTGCGGAGTGGGCTGCAGCTCACGAGTCACGGCTTGGTTTGGTCCTGACTCCACCGGATTTGCGGGTGTCGTTGGGGCTCGCAATGTCGCCTGACCGTGGGTGGGTGTCGGTGGCGTGGGCGTGGACGTTGGGTTCGCGCTCTGCCGTTGATGTGGTGCGGAAGCCTGGCACTGATTGGGTGCTGCCGTATCTGGTTGATCGGTTGGCGCGCATCGAGTCTGTTGCGGTGGACCAGGCGGGGCCTGCCGGCACGATGCTGGTGGCTCTTGGTGCGTCGAAGGTTCCCGTGCGGGTTGTGGACACTGCGGCTTATAAGGCTGCGTGTGCGGGGCTCGTTGATGATGTCTGCTATGGCCGGTTTGTTCACCGTGGAGAGCCTGCTCTTGACGTTGCTGCGCAGCGCGTGCAGTGGCGCAAGGTCGGCGATGGTCAGGTTTTTGCGCGTCGTGATTCTGGGGTTCCTATTGATCCCTTGGAGGCGACTGCGCTCGCGGTTTGGGGTTTGAGCCCTGACCCTAAACGCAAGGAGTTCTTCATGATGAACCTGAATGACTTCGTGTGATCCGGCGTGTGTTTTCTCGTGCGGTGTTGGCGTATGTCCTCGAGGTGTTGGCGGTTCTGTTGCTGACCGCGGCCGTGTTTGGTCTGTTCGGTCTGTGGTGGGCGTTGCTTCCTGCGGCCGTGTATCTGGTTTTCGTTTCTTTCACTATGGGGGGCACTGAATGAGCGTATTTCGTTCTGCCTTTGGTAAGCGTGACGCAGCGATTTTCCCAGGTGCGTTGTCTGTTCCTGTGCCCGGTTCTTCGCGGTCGTCGTCGTCGGGTGCTGATGTAACGGATCAGTCAGCACTGTCGTTGATGACGTTCTATGCAGGGGTTCGGATCATCGCTGATTCGATTACGTTCCTGCCGTTGCGTGCTGTTTCGATTCTCCCCGATGGGACACGTTCGCCGCTGGCAATTCTCCCCTGTCAGGTAGTTTCACCGTTCGCGGTGTTCAGTCTGCAGGAGGGCATCTCTCAGATCATCACGTCGTTGATCCTTCGCGGCAATGCGTACCTGTATGCGGTGGCGTGGGATCTCGCCATGAACCCGATCGTGTGGCGTATTTTGACGCCTGATCAGGTGCAGGTGGATTGGAATAAGGCGGGCCAGCGGCAGTACAAGATCAACAATGTGCTGGCCGATCCGTCGCGGATGACCCATATCAGTAACTTCATGCTCGCCGGCTCACCTAAGGGCGCCGGAATTATCGAGTATTGCCGTAACTCGTTGGGTCTCGGCATTGCGTTGGAAGAGGTTGCGGGTTCATTCTTCCGCAACGGCATCATGTCAACCGGCATCATCTCGGTCGATGCACCGATGCCTGATGAGGTTGCACGGCAGACGGCGCAACAGTTCGTGCAGAACCACAGCGGCACGAAGAATGCACACCTGCCGATCGTGATGGGTGGTGGCGCTAAGTACACGCCGATGTCGCTCACGCCGGAAGATGCACAGTTCATCCAATCGCGTGACTTCGCGAACATCAGCATTGCCACGCTGCTCGGCATCCCCCCGCACCTGTTGGGAATGGTTGACCGCACGACCTCGTGGGGTACTGGTATCGAGGTCCAGGGTCGTGCGTTCGTTGACTTCACACTGCGGCCGTACATCCAGCGCTTGCAGACCATGTTTACCGGTTGGCTGAAGTCGGGCGTGTATGCCGAGTTCGTTACGGATGCGCTGACCCGTGCAGATTCGACGGTTCGGTTTGCTGGTTACATGCGGCAGATCACTGATGGCTGGTCGAACGTCGACGAGGTGCGCGCCCAAGAGGGTCGCCCCGCGTTGCCGAATGGTGCCGGCCAGGTATACCGCAACCCTGCCACGCAGGTTCCTTCTTCCGATGCTGGCGGCATTATCGCTGCCGGCCCCCCTTCCCCTCTTGCTGCACAGAACCCGATGACCGGAGACCCTAATGCCAACGACTCTAACTAGGCGCATGGTGACCGAGGGCGACCTCTCGATCCGCACAGCAGGCAAGAGCATCGAGATTGAGGGGCACGCCGCTACCTTCAACCAGCCGTACAACATGGGCTGGTATGCGGAGACGGTGGCGCCGGGTGCGTTCTCTCGCACTTTGGGCCGCAACCCTGATGTGACCCTCCTCGTCAACCATGACGGTCTCCCCCTGGCGCGTACCGGCACGCCGGCCAAGCCGGGGACGCTGGATCTCGCAGAGGACGACTCAGGTCTCTACATGCGCGCCACATTGGATGCGTCGGACCCTGATGTGATGCGCCTCGTGCCGAAGATGGCCCGCGGCGATCTGCGACAGATGTCGTTTGCTTTCGGTCTGACTGATGGCGGGGATGAGTGGTCTGAGGATTACACGTCCCGCACGATGCGCCACCTGAACCTTGATGGAGGAGATGTATCTGTGGTCACTCACCCGGCGAACCCTAACGCGACAGTGTCGATGAGGTCGCGCATGTTGGAAGATCCCGAGAAGCTGCGCAGCATTTACCGCAGTATCAGCGAGTCCGGCGACTCGAAGGCTGGTCTCACTCCCCAGATGCGTTCGCTGCTTGAGAACTTGGCGATCGAGGACCCGACGAGCGAGCGGGGTCTTGAGATCCTGTCCGCGTTCGTGGCTGCACCTGTTGAGGTCCGCGATGATGTCGACGAGTTGGCTAAGGCAGCTCAGTTGATTCTGTTCGAGCGTGAGCAGATGCGTATTCGTATTGCCACGCTGAAACTCAAATAACCCCAAAGACTGCCCCGCCCGTGTGCGGGGTTGAACGTCCAAGCTTGGACCCCACTTGGCCCCTCACCGTCGTACAACGGTGGGCCTGCTCTGTTGGTGGCACCCCCTGGGACATCGGAAATTCCCATCTGATGACACCAAAGGAGTACCACCATGAGCGAAAAGCTCAAAGCGTTGGAGCTTCGCAAGGCCGAGATTATTGCCGAGCTCGAAGCCATTGTGAAGCTGAACGAGACCGAAGCGCGGTCTGCCAACAAGGAAGAAAGTGCACGGCAGGTTGAACTGCTTGACGCTGGCGATTCTGTTGCGAAGAAGATCAAGAAAGAGACCGAGGCCGACGAGCTTCGTGCCCGCGTCGCTGCTGCAACCCCGCAGGCAGTTCTCGATAACCTGCCCATCTTCACGGAGCTGCGCACCGAGCCTTATCGAAAGAACGGCACCGAGTCCTACTACGGTGACCTGTTCCGCTCGAAGGTTCACGGCAGCCGCGAGGCCACCGAGCGTCTGGTTCTCAACGACCGTTACCGTGAGGCGAACTACACGGCTGAGACCCGTGCAGAGTCGACCATTACTGGTGCTGGTGGAGAGTTCGCACCGCCCCTGTGGGCAATCCAGCAGTTTGTTGCGCTGGCTCGTCCGGCCCGCACCTTCGCTGATCTTGTCAACAACCTGCCCCTTCCGGCTGGTGTGTCCTCGATCAACCTCCCGAAGGTGAACAGTGGTGCTGCGATTGCTCTGCAGACCCAGAACACTGGTGTGCAGGTCACTGACATCACGACCACAAGCGTTTCCACCAACATCAGCACTGTTGCTGGTGGCGCGCTGATCTCTCAGCAGATGCTCGACCAGGCACCGATTGGTCTGGATCAGGTCATCACTGCCGACCTTGCCCGTGCCCTTGCTGGTCAAGTCGATTTGGCTGTCATTGCTGCGGTTGCTGCTGCTGCCGGTAACGCGATCACGTACACGAACGCGGCGCCGACAACCCTGATCTTCGGTACCTATGTTCAGCAAGCCATTGATGCTGTGCTCACAGGAGACTTCCAGAATCCTGACTCGATCGTCATGCACCCGGCACGCTGGGGTCGTCTCTTGGCGGCAGGTGACTCTGCGGGCCGTCCGTTCGTTACCCCGAACGCAGCCTATGGGCGTTTCAACAGCCTCGGTACTGCGAACGGTGTGCAGAACCAGGGCATCGCGGGCGAGTACCGTGGTGTTTCGGTCTACCTTGACCCGCTGATCCCGCTGAACCTTGGTGTCGGCACGAACCAGGACGAGGTTTTCGTCCTCGAGTCGCAGCAGATCAACCTGTACGAGTCGGTCCCGCAGATCGAAGCGTTCCGCGAAACGTACTCGAACCAGCTCTCGCTGTTCGTGCGCGTTTACGAATACTACGGCATCATCGCGAACCGGCTCCCGAGGGCGATCTCGGCCATCACAGGCACCGGCATGATCCCCGGAGCTTACGGCAACTAACCCAATGGGTGGCGGTGTGCTTTTGCGCGCCGCCACCTCTTTACGAAGGAGAAATCATGGCAGTCGACTACGGCATTCCTGTCGCAGCGTACATCGAAGGGTTGCAGGCAGAGCTTGCGGCCGTCAGCGGCAAAACGGATGCAGACAAAGCACACCGCACCGAAATTGAGGCCGAACTTCTGGTCGCTAAAGGTGAGCCCGCGACACCCGTCGCGCAGTTCTAGCACTAATGCCCCCGCTCTTTGCGGGCGGGGGCATTCCCTTTCTTTTATGGAGGTTCTGATGCCCGATCAGGTGCGCATTGTTGCGCTGCAAACCGAGTTGCGAACTTCTACTAGCGCTGAACGTCGGGCGCAAATTCTTGCCCAGCTGGCCCTATTAGGTGTCATGCAACGAGCCGATGCACCAACTAAGGAGACCCGATGAGCGTCTACCAGGGTGCCACCTATTCGGCCACGTACACCATCCCCGGTGGTGTGATTACGGGGTCGACCGTAACCCTTACCGTCACGGCCCCAGATGGCACGCTGTCGACCCCCACGGTAGCTCAGGGGCAACTGTCTACCGCACAGGTTCCAGCCGCTCAGGTGGGCGCCTACCTGCTCGTCTGGTCGACCACGGGCACGGTCACCGATGTGCTGCCGGATCAGTTCACCGTCACAGCCCCGTCTCTCGGTCTGATCTCCTTCTCGGATCTCAGGGACCAGATCAACGTCTCCCCCACGGACACGACCGGTTCGGCGAAACTGCGCCGGTTCATCCAGTCGGCTACCGATGTAGTGCAGAACATCACCGGGCCGATCCTCCCCACCCCGAAGCAGATCATCTACCCGGGCGGTGGCACGTATGTCATCCTGCCCGAACGTTACGTCAAGTCACTGACGACGGTTCAAGAGTTCTGGGGTGGGACAACCCTCTACACGCTGCTGCCATACACGGTCGGCGTTCCCCCGCTCAGTGCGTTCGCCTACGTGTGGGACCCGTCGCTGAATAAGATCATGCGGTTCTCGGCCGGGTTCGAGACAGCGTTCAAGCCGGGCATCGCTGCGGTGATTGTCAACTATGTGGCGGGCATGTCAACCATTCCGCAGGACATCACTGATGCGACGGGTGAGCTGATCCGGCATTGGTGGGCGAATGGTCAGCAGCCGTGGCGTGCAGCATTCCAGCCTGGTGGTGACGACACCGGGTTTCAGCCGGTCATGGGGTACGCAATCCCTAACCGTGTGGTGGAGATGCTGATGCCGTACAAGAAGAAGCCGGGCATCTTCTAGTGGGCACATCGGTGGGTGCGGCGATTGATTACATTGTCGCGAACCTGACACCTGCTGTCCTGGCGATTGACCCGACTGCGGTTGTTGTTGACAATGACCCGTCGTTCTCGTCCCAGTCGATGGTGGTCATTGGGCGCACTGAGCCTGAGAACGCGATGGCTGCGGACGGTGCGCAGATGATTGTCAGCCTTGGTGCGTTGGAACGTCAAGAGGATTACGTCATCCCCTGCTTCATCTCGGTTTACAGGCAGGGACCAGCACAGAAACCGGCTCGTGATGCGGCCATTGCGTTGTTTGATGCGACTGCTCATCTGATCGCGGCCGATGTGACCCTCGGTGGTCTGCTGCGTAAGGGGCGCCGGTCTGAGATTGCGCGGATGCAGCTTGTGCAAACCCGCGATTCGAACGATACCGGCGACTCCGGTGCGATGCGTCTCGCAATGATCGTGTTCGACATCCACGTCACTAACACCTACGTCCCGTAAGGAAAATCCAATGGCTACTTTCACCAATGTTTCGGGCGAGGATCGCGACATCCCCGTCTACAACCTGTTCGTTCTCGATGGTGCGGACTTCGACGTACCCGACGACGAGGCGGATGGTCTGCGCGCCCAGGAGTGGTGCACAGAGAAGACCACTGCGCCCACCGTCACCCCCACCGTCACCCCGACCGTCACGGCCCCAGTTCCC